AAGTGCTTATCAATAGACACAGCAAGTTGTTTAGCATTATCATCCATAGTGTTCTTAGTTTGAGCACCAGTATAAACAACGTTTGCTTCAGCTAGCGCAGCATCTGCTTCAACCTTACGCTGAGCAAGATTACGATCTGCTTGTGCAGATTGTTGTTGTGCTTGTATAGCTTGTGCAGCTTTTTCCTTAAAGTCTTCTGTATTGTAGTCTTCTAAAAAATCATTACTATCAACATCCATTGCTTCTATAATTTTAGTTGCAAGAATAGCTGGAGCTTCTGGCTTAATAATCATACCAGCCCCTTGTTGATTAAGAGCAGGTAGGATCTCACCAGCAATACGACCATACTTTCCAATTAAAGAAGAATTAGAGTTTTCACCAATATCAAGTAAAACTTCTAAATCCATACTTGATGGAAGAGATTGCATATCAATAGACTTAAATGCACCAGCAATATTATAATTAACATTACCTTTCATATTACTACGCATTGTAGAATAAATACCAGACAACAAGCGTTTAAATCCTGTTTCAGCAAACCTACGAGCAATGTGTTGAATACGTTTTTGTGCAGCTGATTGAACAGCAGATAGTTTCTGCTCTGAGTTACCTGATACATAAAGTGTATCATTAAGACCCTGAGCAGCCTTTGACATACCTGTAGCTTGTTCTTTAATAAGCTGCAAGTGTTCTAGAAGAGGCACAGTTCCTGTGGAAATAGTCTCAGGCGGTAGCTGTTGAACAGCACCCACTGGGCTTCCATTAGTTGGTATAATTTGTTTAGGCTTCATGTTTTGCAATGCAGAGAAGTCTACCACATTAGGGTCAGCCAACTTAGGCGAATAGTTAGTGAGGTAGGTATTCTCTACAAAACCACGCAGGATGGCTGTCGATGCCAATGTAGAACTGCGTGTAAAGTCTGCCATTGACAATCCATAAAACTCAAACGGAATATCAATAGGTACAATAGAAGCCATAGGGATTTCATCACAATCTTCTTCATAAAGAATATGAGACCCTGCTATAATAAAGTGTTTTAGCTCTGCAATGCCATCCCCATCACGGTCAACATGCATCCAACATTCTGTAACCGATACTTCACGATTTGCTTCTAGGGGTGTGGTTTCTTGCTGCAAGGACCCTTGGGTGTACTCTTGTCCTGTGACTTGTTTACGTGCTGCAATGTCTTGAGAATATTTTAGACTACCTGACCAGGTATCATCTCCAAGTTCATCCCAGGCATCAATACTGTCAGCCATATCAGGATAGTATTTACGGATCTCTGAGCGTGTCATTTCTGTCTGCATACCAACAAAAGATGCTGTATCAATACATGTAGCATCTCTAGAAATTCGAAAGTTTTCCGGCGGCACTAACTCTATTTTAACACGAGACTTATTAATACGTTTTCGTATACGAACATCAACATACATAAGTTCTACGTTTTGTTCAGTTATAGAATCAGTTGATTGAAATTCATTTTCAAATTGCAAATCGCCAACAATCTCTACATCGTCTTCTGACAACAGTGTATCAAGATTTGATTGGCTAATCTTTTCGTATTCTTCAAATACGTAATCGTAATCTTCGACATAGCCCCAGCGGCACACTGCATTTTTCCAAAGCAATGCTGCTTTCATCCACTGTTGAAGAAGCTCCCATCCATTGTTCTTTTTAAACAAACAATAGTTAGTAATGTCTGAAGCGTCTTTTGCTGCTTGAATTGCAGCAGGGGAGCTATCCCAAGGCATAAACCTTGCTAGTCTTTTATTTGTAAGAAACAAATCAGAGAGTACAGCCGTATATGCTTCTACCACTTCTGTAGTAGAGGTATCTACAATAGTACTAACACCCTGTGGTGATAGGTGATAATCAGCAACACCAGCATACTCATAAGTCGCTTTTAGTCTTTCTCGTGCTAGTTCTGATGAGTTTAGCCAATCGCCAGTAGAGTTCTGAACACCAGACTCCACCATACTAATTAACTGCTCATCACTAACAACTTCTTTGTAGCCAGCGGGTTCCATTAACGTTTCCCTCCGGTTCCAGAATAGATAGGCTTAGCCTTTTCTAAATCTTTAAGACTGTAAGAACCTGCCTTTGGCAAGGGTGCCTGGGGTTTCTTAGCGCCTTTTTGTTTATGTGTTTCTTGTACAAATCTAGACATTTTACCACTCCTGGGTTATTTACGATCTATGTCTTTTAACTTTTGCTGCAACCTTTTTAGGTTGTTTGCTAAATTGTTTTCCTGCTTTTGTAGCTTTTCTTTTAGCCCTAGTGGTAGCAGCGTGTTCTGCTGCTGAGAGACTTCCCACAGCTGAAGCTGGCATATAGCGCTCTCCAGTCGCAAGCGGCCCTTGAGTAGAAGGTTTACCACTTCGTGTGCGCCACTTCTGAGAAGTCCATTTGCTTAGGCTCTTTTGTGACGGTTTCTTTGCCATTAGTCGCGGTAGCCCCCACCCTTTGCCTTATATTGCTTAGCAAGCATCTGGGCTTTACGCGCCGACCATTGGCCTGGACGACCGCCTTTACTACCCGCCTTAATTCTATTAAACAAGTTTTTACGCATTGTCGGTTTTGTGTAGTTACCCGCTTCATTTACTGCCATACCTCTACTCCATAAAATGCTTTTTAATCATGTCTAGTTTTTCTTGCCATTTAGCCATACACCCAAGCTCATGTTCGATTGCTTGGATAATATCACTATGGTCCCCAATACCTGTTGGATTGCCTAGATACACCTCAATGTTAGCCTTGTGCTTAGCCACATGGCCTTCAGCGTGTTTCTTAACTGCGTCTAACAATATGTCCTCCATAACTACCACTTGACCTTGTTTGCCCAATAGGCTGCACTTAAAGGCCCACGAGCAATGTTCTTAGCATGACGGGCTTTAAAAGACTTACGTTTCATCTTCATACGTTTGGATTCACCTGCTTTAGGTTTTCCAGCTGTGCTTGCACCTTTTTCTCCAAACCTAATTAGTTTTTCCTTGCCCCCAGACCTTGCTAGGACTGCGTGGGATTTTTTTGGGTGGTTTGGTGTACGTTTTGGTTTGTTGTAACCGGAGAAGCGTTCTCCTGACTTTTCGATTGACATTCCATTTCTCCATTTAAATAACGAACACTTTTCCACCACACAACAGGGCTTTTGTATTCTTTAGGTCTTCGTTTTCTTTTTGGTTGTATATACGGGATATGTACCATTTTTTAATCCACTTAAATAGTAGTCTCTTATTTGATCAATTGTACGTCCACATCCAACACAATATTTATCTTTGTTGTCTAGTTTACAAATACCAACACATGGGCTACCCATTAGGTTGAAGCTCCGTTTAGTATTTTACATTCATATGTAATTGTTCCCCAACTACCGTCTTGTGGTAGTTCTTCATGTAATATTTTAAACTCTATACACTCTTGTCTATCTTCAAACCACTGTATGTCTTGTTTAACACAAGTAGTTTCTACACAAGCTGTAAGTAATAGTGACCATATCATTTATGTTCATGCCCCATCCAAATTCCGAAAACACCTGTCATAACACCCATGACCACTGACACAAAGGCTGACTGAGCACCAGTCGGTTCTGGTAAAGCCATGAACCATTCGGCACATCTCCAAGACATAAGAGTAGACATAAGCATCATAAATCTAGGAAGTATCTTCCATTTAAGAAATGTTTCTACTGACATGGGGGTCTCCATAAAATAAAGTGGTGGTATACCGCTGCGTACCACCGGACGCATGAGGACAACGCGGATCTCTTAGACCCTTAAGGTCTTTATGTTCTATAAGGGGTATATAGATTAACACACAAAAATAGTGTATAGATTAAATTACTATTTGGCTTCCACTAAGGGTTTGAGGCCTATTTATCCGTATATATAGTGGTATAGGGTTATAACCAGTTAACCTCAGCTTGTTCTACAGTAGACATCTTTTGTTTCCATGAGACATTTGAAGTCCCCAATCTGTCCCAATGTGTTCGTAATACTTCACAGCCTATAGCTAATGCAATAACTGAATCGTCATAACAATTAGGTGCAGCTTCTGTTTTACCTGTATCTGTAGATATATAGTCCTTAAGTTCCTTGATTATTTGCACAGAGGGTATAAGTATCTCTTCATTTTCTATAAGATTCTTTAGATTTGCTATAATAGCTGGTTTTGTAGCAGATGTGGTCCTAAACCCTAGCCTAACACCCTCTTCTGAAGACACATTAGCTATTTTAGTCTGCTTATATAGGTTTATGTAGCCTGTACTGTCTAGTTTCTGCAGGGTAGCAATACCCATACTGTTAGATTCTACAGCTAATAGAGCATTATTGTAATATCGTCCTAGATAAAACAATACTTCTCCCCACATACTAGGGTCAATCTTATTGTTCCTATAGTGTGCTACAACTTCATACCGTTTATTTAACACAACAGCAGCAGAATAGTCTTGTCCTACACCTAATGCCACATCAGCAGCAACCACATAAGGTTCATTCCAATCAGGAAACTGATATATGTACAAGGAACCTTCTCTGTTTTCATCAAACATCTTTGAGGCAGGGTCCCATTCAGACCTTCTCTCATATGACTGTGGTACTAGTGCGTCCAAACGCTCCAAGTTGAAGACGTTAGATCCTGACATAATAAACGCTTCGTCAGCTGTTGAGGGGTACTCTTGTTTGAACTTGAGTTCTCCACCTTCTGCAATCTTGAGTCTTCTCCAGTAGAGTTGTCCGTTGTCGAGTCCGTGTTTGTCTCGTAGTTTTTCTTCTTCAACTGTCAACTCCATGTTCTCTGGGGGTTCCCTAGTGTATTCTGGGGTTATATACCACGGTAGAAAAATAGGCAGGTATTCGTTCTCCCCCATCTCAGCACCCTTCCAGAGCCTATAGAACTCCCCCTGGGCACCATTAGCAGTAGACTCCAGGATAACCTCAGTACCATCAGCCTGTGAAATACCCTGGAAGAGACCTGCAAGGATCTTCTCATCATGTTGCCAAAAGGCTACCTCTGAGCAGTGTGCTATAGTCGGTGTAGTACCTCGACCAGCCTCTGGAGACCCCGCTGTATATAGTCGATAACTAGCAGTAGCTTCTTTATCAACCATAGCAGGGCTGTTAATAATAATCTCTTTAGCATTACTACGAAGTTCTTTGGGAGCAAGATCACCTTCCATATTACGGATAAGGTTCTTTGACATAGCAAATAGAGCATCAGACGTAGCCGAATCATGCGCCATGACAACTGATCTCGCATAGGGAGTGTAGTAACTCTTCCAGAAGACTCGTCCAGCGCAATAGGTAGAGATACCTTGCTGCCTAGCTTTGAGTATAATTGCTCTAACTTTACCAGTAGCATTCTTTTGTTCCTCTAGTTTTTCTGTAATTATTCTTTGAGCTTCGTTAAACTTAAAAGGTACGAACCCCCTGGATACGTCCTTAGTGACGATCTGTATTTGTTCTTCTGCAAACCTAGTAAAGTCCTCTTGATATCCTTTAATCCTAGACCTTCTCTGCTTTTCCTTGAGTAGTTTAGCTAGTTCTTTCTTGTTCATGTGTCCTGTGTCCTCTTGGTTGCCTTTGAGTAAGCCTGATTAAAGCAACAATATATATAGGTACCCACATTACTTTCAGACCCCCTACGTAGCCCCAGACAAGCTGTGGCCTCATGGTGGTATCCCAAGTACTCTCAGAGGTCTTAGAGGCTCTCAGTGGGCTTCTATGCGCTGTTAAACGTCCTTTTAGTATCTATAAGGGGTATATAGGACTCATTACTAAGACTATTACCCGATTGGGAGTACTGGGAGAGGTCTTAAAGGAACCTCTGGGACAATGCTCAATTGTATATACCCCTTATAGAAAAGGCTGTGGAAGTAACTCTATATACATATAAGTATCTATAGTACTCAAAGTATCCATTGATACGTATAGTAGGCCTCAGACAAGCTGAGTCCTCACAGTGGATAAGTATCTTCTTATTCTAACACAGGAGCACTACATGACATATTATGTTGTCAACGGAGTCGTCTACTTCAACCACAAAGAAGCTCTAGCTGCTAAAGAGCGTTGAGTGTCCTTAGGGATACTCATCATCACTCATGGATTCAGAAAGGATCTGTCATGCGTATCACTAAACACGCTAAGTCTCGCCTGTCACAACGTGGGGGTACAGTCAAAGATATCATCAACACAGTCAACAACGGTGTCAAGATGGTCAATCGTACTGACCCTGCTAAGTTCACATTCATTGACAACTCTACTGGTATGTACGTTGTCACTAACTCAGAGGTTACTGTTGTAATCACTGTATTCTGGAAAGGTCAATAAGATGGTTGATGTACTGCTTGCTATCTGGGTATTTGCCACACTAACAGCTGTTGCTGGTCTTGTGGTGTTTCTTTCAATCCCGTTCATTATCATGATCAACGAATGGTTAGGAGACTAATATGGACAACACTATTATCGGTCTAGTGCTCACTCTCGTAGGGTTTGTGTTATCATTCCTTGCTGCTGTATCTGACTCACACGTGTTCATAATTGCCATCTGTGGTATTATGACTGTAACTGGTGTCATTACCTACTCATTGACACTTGTGGATTTCAGCAAATGATCACAGCAGCAATACTAATCTCTGTGTTCGTTTACACACTTCTGTTTCTATGCCAGTGGGTCACCATTGGTAATGGGCCTTGGATACTCAGAAACAAAGAGATTGTAACCATAGGTACTGTAGTATCAATCATAGTACTTATAGAATCTCTCAGATAACTATAGGGCCGCAGACCTCGTTCCTCGGCTGCGTCCTCGAATTGGATACATCCTTAGTAGTCATACACGAATGGATTAGCCTCAGCCATACACAAACGGCAGGATGTATCTTCATCATCACTACGTACTGCAGAACCACTGCAGATAATCTCTGAAACTCAGGCATACTAGCCTGTACCCTCTGTGTTGCAAACTACGACTAGCATATTGGAAAAGCGTCTAGCCTAGCAATAGGACACATGGTTACTGAATGAAAAAACGTGGAAGCTCGGTGAGAGCGTAGTGAACATCAAAAGAACCCAAAGCACGGTACAACTATAAGTATGGTGGGGCACATCGCAGAATAAGATTCGGGTGTTCAGTGCTGTATACAGTCAAGACGGGGAGAGAAGCGTCCCGTAAGCACTCAAGGCTACTCTTTAAGGGTACACTAGTGTGAGCACAGCTAGTCGTGGTCTAATTACAGATCACGCATCTTCAACACAATTTTGTGTATTTTGCAAGGAAGGTAATATCCCATGCTTACAGAAGTTCGTAATTTCAAGATCACTGACGTAACTATCAACTATCCTAAACTTGATAAGCCTGTCAATCCCTTTGGCGCTGAACAGTATGAGCTACAAATTGCTACTGCTGATGAAGCTAAAGTCAAAGAGCTTGAGGACAACTATATCAAGTTCCGTAGGAAAGATGGTGCACTGGTCAAAGATGCCGCTGGTATGTTCACTGCTAGCCTTAAGCGTAAAGCACACAAGGCAAACGGTGAGACCAATGGTAAGGTCCGTGTAGTCAATTCTGATCTTACACCAATGGAGCAAGTTACCACAATCGGTAATGGTTCCAAAGCTAACGTGATTGTCTTTCAATATCCTTATGACACTGCTGGTCGTAAAGGTGTTGCTAGCTCACTCACAGCTATCCAAGTTACTGACCTTGTAGTCTATGCCCCAACTGATGGTGTAGACTTTGAGGCTGTTGGATCAGTTGAACCAGAAGAGCCTAAGGGTTCCGCTAGCGATCTGTTCTAGCATATACTTCCTGAGCATGAAGATAAACTGCTCTCATCATATTCAGATAGCGACTCTGGTGCTCGGTCTTAGTAACCTTGTAGCACTGGAGGCGCTTGTTATATTTATTATTGAGTCCCTTCGGGACACTTTATGTTCGCAGGGCTAAATAGTAGCCCGCCCTGCTCTATTGGAGTCTCGTACAAACAACAGAGATAGCCTTGGGAAACCTTGTGCTACTCATAGAATTTTTAGTCAAACCGACAAAACGCATAGGAGTAAAATGAGTATATTCACAGAACCACACGCTCTAAAAGATACCTTTGAAGCTAGAGTCTACAAACGTTTACTCT